CAGCATCTGCAACACGAATACCTACAATAACACCAATAGGTAAAGTAGATACACCAACTACACCTGTCCATTTAATGATGTTAGGTACACCATTAGCATCTGAACCAGCAGCTGCCATTACGATGTCACCAATTGCATATGTGTTTGAAGCATCAGTTGGGATTGAAAACAGAGTTGCACCTTGTGACCAAGGACTCCCATCTGTATTTTGTACTGGGCTTAGGCCCTTAGGACGATTGATATTCGCCATATATTACTCCTTAAAATTTGTTTGATTGATTCATTTTGATACCATTCTTAGGGGTATAGAAACCTTCAGTAGATTCTGAAGAAGCCTTACCATTACGAATTGCATCATCTGTAGCATTTACTTTAGCTTGAACAGCTTGTTGGTCTTCCTCATACCACTCTTGTTTAACTTTCATCAAGTAGGCATACTGAGGTTCTTTACCATCTTCACTACGTCCAACTAAAAATCTAACCTTATCTCCGACATCAGTGTTACGAGAAACAACGTTCTCACGTGTACCACCAACTTCGTCAGGGCTAACAAATTCATAACCACCAGACTGTGCACTAGCAATACGACCTGGACTGTCATTAAAAATATGTAAGTGATAACCTTCTATTTGATGTTCAATAGTTAGTTTACCTTCTGTACCATTAAAGACATTACGCTTACGCTCAGTACCTGTACCAAGACGGTCAGCTGTAGACCTCACTGTTAATGCTTTCTCTTTTTTCTGTTCAATTGTTAGTGCTGTAGCCATGCTTATCTCCTTAAGACCAGTCGTATGAATCAACGTATTCTTGTTTTGTTTTAAATAGCCCTTGCTTAACAAACTTATCACATGCAGCTTTTGCATCTGAAGGAAGGTTGTCATAGCTTTTCTTTTTAGTAGTTGAGCTACCTCTAGTGGTAGAACTATCTACTGATGCTCGTTCTTGATTAGGGTTACCACGAAGTTGTGGTAATACAGATTCAATACGCTCATCAAGTTTGTCAAGGAACTCTTTACCCTTTAGACCTGGGAACTGTCTACGAATAGATGCACCCAAACCATTAACAACTTCTGTTGCTTCAATATCATTACCAAACCATTTGTTTCCATCAATCCAATCTGATAGAGAGGGGTCTAGCGTTACTGGTTCTTGAACCTTAGGTGTGGCAACTGGTTCTTGTTGTACACTCCTAGCGTCCTTTACTTCCTCAATACGGTCTTCTAACTCTACAACCAAGTCAGCATCACCTTCACGGATAGCTTCCTTACGTTGGTCTTTCAAACTTAATAGTTCATCTTGGAGTTGCTTTTGTTTACGTTCAAAGGATTCCTTCTGAAAAGTTTTAAACTCTTCTGTTGCAGCCTTTAGTTCTGCAATCTCACTATCGTGCTTCTGACGTGTGACTTCTAGTTCTTTCTTAAGTCGGTCATTGTTAGCACGTAAGATAGGATTAATCTCCTTACCACGTTTCTCAAAAGTCTCTGCGTCTACCCAGTCTGCTTCATTACCTCGGAACTCTTCTTTAGAGACCCAACCGAAATGACGTGCATTCTTTTCAACTTCAACATTAACTTCTACGTTCCCTACGTTATCTTCTTCACTCATTTTAAACCTTCCTTATGGATAGCTACCACATCTAAATCGTTGATGACACGGTATTCTAAATTATCTGCTGTCTCTTTACCTTTGTAAATCAAACCTGAATACTTACCAAACGTAATTAGGTCTCCTACCTTACACCAAGCACTTGGTTGGTCTGAGTAGGCAGTTGTACCTAGTTCAATAACCGTACCTCGCATTTGAGCAAGTCGTTCCATATCTACTGTATCTTTAGAAAGAATAATACCTCCTACTGATACTTCTTCTAGGGCTAGTGGTTGTACTAACAACCTATGTCCTACTGGAGTAATGCCACTATTATTTACCATAGTTAAGCCCTTCCATCATATCTTCATAGTTTACATTCACTATGTTTATTACTGCTGCACATCGACCTTTAATCTCTTCAATGTTATCATACGAACCTGCAACTAGGTTCTCTTTTAACTCTTCTCTACTATTTAATAAAGACTTAAAGAATACCTTAGTTACTGGATGCTGTGTCCATTCCTGGAACTCCACCGCTGTTAGAATCATTTGTTTCCTCTCTTTGAGTATTGCTATCTAGTTCAAACGCCTTCATCATCATTTCTGCTTGCTGCATCAGATGGTCTCTGTGAGACTTCTCTGCCCCAATCCGAGCATTGAGTAAAGCTATCTCATGTCCAGTGCTCACTCCTTGAGCTTCTGCCATAAGTTTTATTGCCTCGGCTTCCAACTTCTTAACTGTTGCTTGTGTCTTATCTGCTTCTTGTGCCAACTTCATTGCTGCTATTTTACCCTTCAACTGCATATCTGCTTGCTTAGTTTGAGCCTTGATTTGTTCAATCTGCATCTTAGGATTAGGTGCAGGAGGAATAGCTTCAGGACCTTTAGGGTCTGGTAATACTTTATCTAGGTTTGGAACTTTTAATGCCTCTAGGTAACGTCTATTAACTTCATATAGGTTATAACCAGGAGATTGATGAGCTGCAGCCAACACAGCTGATGCTTGATTAACTCGTTGTGAATCACTTACTACATTAGGGTCTGACGCAGGAGAGATGTCTGATACATCACCTTGGTAGTCCTCAATGATTGTAGCCTTACCACCAAACTTAGTTTCTTTAGGTAAGTATAGTTGGTTAAGACGGTATTGCTTTTTAAACTCTTGTTTAAGTGAACGGTGTACACGTTTAAAGATACCAGAGAATATTTTCATACCTTGCTCAACCATGTTACGACTAGTTTCAGCAGGAGTGTTCTGACCTGGGTTCTCACCTACCATAGCATCAGTAGCAGAGCCAATACGTTCACCGTAGTTAATCATTAAACTAAGAAGAGACATTAGCACTTGACTTGGTTCACGTACAGGTAGAGGGAATACATTCTTACGAATATCATCACCTGTAGTTTCTACATGCTTCCACTCTAAGGGAGCAAATGATTGATTACCACCGCGAATCTTAAGACCACGGCCAAGAAAACCACCAGCAGTATTCGCCATAGTACCAGCATCAATGAGCTGATTGACAATAGTATTAATAGACTCATTAAGAGGGCCAAGAAGGACTCCAAACCCAAGGTCATAGAAACCACCATCAGGAGAAGGAATAAAGCTATACTTGGTAAAGTATTGTTCTGGAGTAATAAATACAATATGACCATTCTTTTTCTCGATACCTGAATCAAAGTAGTTAGCTACAATACGTAATACTTTTTTAGATTCTTTATGTACAGTTACAATGTATGGCTCTGAGTAACCATCACCATCTAAGTCTAGGTAACGGTGCTGCTCTAAGATTTCATAAGGGGTATCTGGGTCATTAGAAGCTGGATGAACACCTTGAGCTTTATCTCTAGTCTCATTAGGTTCTAAACTCTTAGCTTGACCTAAGTCAGTCTCAGTGTATAGACCACGTAGAGTACGTTCACGAACATCATTCTTAGATAGGTATAAGACATGAGTAATACGGTTAGCCATCTCTAGACTCTTAGTCCAGTAGTCAACTACTAAGTCTTTAGCTAACACCATTTCAGAGATGTTAGTTTTAGTACGTGGAGACCAATAGCTCTTCTTAAATGAACAACCAATAATAGGTGTGGTAATTAATACCTTATCCATTTGGTCTTCCCATGCTTCATCTTCTTCTAGAAGCTGGTAGGACATATGGTCTTCTACACGTCGAGCCCTTGCAGTCTTTTCACCTGTAGGGTCTGCACCATTAACACGGCACTTGACAATGTCTTTACTTGGGATAAGTGCAGGGTAAGCTCTAGCATGAAACTGTAAAGCAGCAATAGTAATAAGAGGAAACTTAACATTAGAAGCTCCAGCCCAAGGGAATGATTTCTGTTCAACTACTTGGAGAGCAAGTTTCATACTCTCATCCATCTTGTATTCCCAGTCTTGACGAGATTCTTTATCCATGTCAAACTCTTGTACAACCTTAAGACCAATGGTAGTTAGTTGTACATCATCCATCATCTCAGCAATGTTAGGATGAGAGAGAAGCTTTGCTGTTGTTGATATAAAGTCTAGTTCCATTTGTTTCCCTTATCCACCGATACCACCAACCTCAGAATATAACACTTGACCTTTAGGAGTTACTAGTTGGTCATGTTCATTCCAAGCTGGTGCTTGTTTTGTTGCATACTTACTCTCATTACTAAATGTAGCATGGTAAGGAGTTTTGTGTTCATCTGTAAAGTGAGGCTTACCATCATTAGGGTTAATCATAGTCTTAGCAGCTTCTGGGTCTGTCTTCAGTTGCTTATAGTAACCACGCATATCATAATCAGGGTGAGCATCATTAGGGTCAAAGGGAATGTTCTTAGACTTAACCCAGTGTTGGAACTCTGCTTCTTCTTTATCTGTTTTAAATGTAGTGGTCTTCCAGTTAGGTTTAGCCCATTGCTTATTCCTACTTAAGATAGCTACTCTACGTTCTTCTTCAGTCTGAGCCATTAGTACCCACAGACACCAGAGCGTCCGTCCTCTTGTTGGTCTTTCATCATACTCATATAATCTTCTTCTTCAATCTCTTGCAAGGTGGACGCATTATGTACTTGGTCAATTACTAACCCTAACCAACTAGAGGCATCCACCTGGTCATCATGCCTAGACTTTGGGAAACGAACAAGTTCATCTTCATAGTCAGGATACCATGCTGCCCCTTTGTCAAACTTAACACCACCACCTCGCAACCTAGCTTGAAAGGACCTAGCTCTGGCTTGCTTATCTTTAGTAGGAGTCATAGGGTATAAGTTTAAATAACTATTCCTATTGTACATCTCACTTCTTAAGATTGCACCAATGGCCTTTTCAATTGCACCCT